TAAGTATCTTATTAATACCTTTTTCTAAATGTGTTTCATCTTCCCATATATCCATAGGTGTCTTCATCTTACCACATCTTATAGACCATGCGTGGTGCATATACGACCATGCAAGTGTTAAACCATGTGTTGATTGACCTATGATTTTATTTTGAGTATCTAATAAAGTATCTCTATTAAATGACATGAGTTTATTAAACTCATCATCACGCCATTTTCTATCTTCAGGATAGTATGGGAAACCTTTGTTATCTTTCCAATCTCTTACTACATCAATTGCTGACATTTTCTAGTTCTCTCCAGTCTGCTCTCATACTTTGATATTTAGGATCCTTTGTTACTTTATCTCTAAAGATTTTAAAGATTGACGCTGCTTTCGCTTTTTCATTCGTTGCCCAATCATTTTCTTGCGGTAGTATTTTGCCATCTTTGTATTTCTTGCCATTCTTGTGGTTCGCATATCTTCTTGCCCTCGTAAAACCCATTTCTAAAAACTTTCTACACATATCCATACCTATGAAATCTCTTAATGCTCTGAAACCTCTATACATATGATAGATTGAAACAGCACTTTTTTCTGCAATCTGTGGCGTTTTAAATCGCCAGTTTCTACATATGATATTTGTATAAGGTCTTACAAGTAATACACCTTGTTCGCCACGACCTATTCTGTATAGTTTTCTTATTTCAGGTTTTCTAAAATTTAATTTTTTGTAATCTAATTTGTAATCAAACTCTTTCATTTTTTCTCATAACATATACGTTACCAGGGATTGTGCCTTTTGCCCAACTTGTGGTACCGATTAATTTCATATTCATTTTAACATAAAACTTATTGGCTGTCAAGTTGTCAGCTCTTACTGATAAAAACACGTCTTTTGGGCAGTAATCAAAGAAGTTATTGAGAATTGATTGAGCATTACCAGAGCCAGGAGAATCTGACGCAATCTGGTGTAATACGGTATCGCCTACCGTCAATTGTACATCACCTATCTTTTGTTTTCTTTTACAATGATGAAAGGTTATAAGTATGCCGTCTTCTAAAATTAGTTTTTTATTAGCGATCATACGCTTCATGTAGTCTGTACGTACATGAGGAAACCACTTTTTGTGACTATAGAATATAGATTTTACTTTTTCAAAATCCGATGGGACTGCAAATATCATCTTCTAATTCATCTCCTTGTTTTAGTAAGTTTTCTAATCTAGGATTATTATAACAATCTACTACTAAATGTAGTCTATCAAAAATTGCTTTATTTTGTACGGCATGTGGTTTAGATACATCTACATAGTAGTATTTACCAACATCTAAATTATAATGATTTTGTTTCTTGCCTTCCCATAGGTAAAAATGTACATGTTCGTTTGTTCTTAATGGTACATGTAATCTAACAATTTTACCTGCTTTAATTTCTTTATCTACCTTATCTGTATGTTTCTTAATATCTGTACCTGCTTTTAATCGCATAATTCTTACACGTTCAAACTCTGCTGGTATATGTGATAGTATTTCTTTTATAGGTAATAAAAAAGGTTCTTCATATAGTTTAGTCCATCTTAATTCTGCTGGTTTTACATCTGATTTTAGAACACCTGGTTTTAAAATGTTACCTATATCGTCACTATATCCTCTGATTGATACAGCATCCCAATTACCTTTTGCATTGTATTTTGTTTTAACTGCCGAATACGATAAGTTATCTAAAAATTCAATAACACTATTAAGTGGTTGTTTATATTCAGGCAAGTCTAGTTCTTTAAGTATTTTTCTTTTCATATAACCTCGTCACCCTTTTTATTTCTTTATCTCTTTTCTTTAAAGCCATATTTAGTTTTAATTTACTAACAAGTTCAGTAAATACTCTACCGTGCATATGGTCTAATTCGTGTTGATAACATCTACTAACAATACCATCAAATTCTTCTTCAACGGTTTCTAGTTGTTCGTTTTGATATTTAACTTTTATCTTTTGTGGTCTTTCTATATCTAAAAACAAGAAAGGAAAAGTTAGACAACCTTCTTTGTATCTAATCGTTTCTTTACTCATGTCTGTAATTTCAGGATTGATACATACCCATTTCTGACCTTTGTTTATTTGTAGATTGTCACCCATTACAAATAGTCTATATGGTTTGCCCACTTGATTTGCTGATAGACCTATACCACCATAGTTCTTCATTGTTTCAAACATGTTGTTACAGAAATCTGTAATAGTTAAATCTTTTTCGTTTTTCTTAAATGTTTCTATATCAAAGGGTGCAATACCTGATAGCACTCTTTCGTCATTTGGTGGTAGTAGTTTGTATATCATTGAGCGATCCTTGTAAAGTTTTTATATTTCTCAAATTTTATTATTGATGTAAATTTATCAAATAGTATATCACCTTTGTGAGATATAATAAATGTATTTTCATTTGTTAGTGTTTTAAGTATTTTAAAGAAGTCTTCGGTACCTTGACCATCTAAACTACTATCAAATATTTCATCTAGTATTAGTAAGTTTGTATTTGTACTATTTTTCATTTTTGCAATTGTACGCCATGTAAATAATAATGCAAGGTCTATTCTTAACTTCTCACCCTCACTAAAACTATTGTAATTAAACGTATCTCTAAATCTACTTTTTATTGTTTCATTAAACTCCTGGTCTAACTGAAAATTAACAAAGAAGTCCATTGATTGTAGATACTGATTAATTAAGTTGTTTATAATAGGTACATACTTTCTAATTATGTTTGCCTTAACACCTGTATCGTTTAATATTTCTCTGGCAATATCTATATATTTCTTTTCTTCTACAGCCTTGTTCTTTTCTACATTAACTAGTTTTAAGTCTTCTTTGATTTGTTCTAATTCTTTTTGTATAGCATTTGAGTTATTATCTGTATTTTCTAGTTTTGCAATTTCTGTATCTAATCTATTTGAGTGTCTATTGATTTCTGAAATAGATGTATTAATCTTTGCCACTTGTATATCTAAATCATTAAGTTTTTTTTCTACTGCTTTATATTGTTTTATTTGTTCTTGTGTTTTCCCCATCTCGGCTGATAGTTGTTGTAATCCTTCTTCTAGTTCGCTAATCTTTTTCTTGCCTTCATATATTTCAGTTTGTTTAAATCTTAAATCAATAGGTTGTGTGCAAGTAGGACAATTGTCATTCTTTTCAAAAAACTCTACATCTCTTTTTTGTTTTTCAAGCTTATGTTCTATCTTTGTTTCTAACTTATCTAATTCTTTTTCTTTTTTAAATACTTTTTCACTACCCCATATTTCTGCTTTTGTAGATATGATTTTTTCATTTAGCAATTGTAACTTTTGATTATATTCGTAATTACTTTGTTCGTTTTCTTTTAGTTGTTCTCTCCGATCTTCTATGTCTGTATTATCTCTATTCTGTATTTCTTCAAAATGTTTTTTTTGTAATTCGTATTTTTCTGTCATTAGGTCGTATCTATGCCTTACATCTACTACGGCCTTACTTAACTCACCTTGTTTCTGTCTTAACAATAAATCCATATGTGAGAATACTCTTATGTCTAATATTTCTTCTACAACCTCTCGTCTATATCTAGCACGTAAATGCATAAATGGTTCATAACTTGTAGATCCAAGGATGACCACCTGGCAGAAAGCACGATAGTTACATTTTAAAATGTTTTGTTCTAACATATTTTGATAATCTACATTAGAGGCGTCTTGGTTTAATAATACGTCATTACAATAGACTTCAAATTTATTAGGTTTAATACCTCTTATAACTTTATACTTTTTATTAGACGTTTCAAATTCTACTTCTATTTCACAATCGTTTTGATTGATTGTATTTACAAGTTGTTCTTTCTTTATATCTCTAAAGGCACGATTAAATAAACTAAAACATAATGCGTCAAGCATTGTTGATTTACCTGCACCGTTTGTACCTATGATTAGTGTAGATGGTGCCTTTGCTAAATCTACTTCTATAAACTGATTACCAGTAGATAAAAAATTACGCCATCTTAACTTCTTAAAATATATCATGTTGTCTTATCACTTGCCTCAATGTAAATACTTTTTAGGTATTCTTTTAATTTTGTTTTACTTACATCTGTTTCTAACTGGTCAACATAGTTATTTAGGAATGTAACCGTATCTTCACCCATTTCTAATATGTCTTCTCTTACGCTAGCTTTAATGTCTGAATAGTCCTCTACAATATTCAAATCATGTACCGTTATCTCATTATACAATCTTTCTAAAAATTTGTCAAATACCTCTTCATTAGTCTTATTTAATACTATTAATTTAATGAAGTGATTATTGTAAGGTTGTATATCAAAGTTAGTATAATCTTTCTTTTTGTCATCATAGATTATCTTTTTATGTATTGTAAGTGGATTAGATATTCTTGTTAGTTCTCTAGTTTCTGTATCAAATATGTGAAAGGCTTTTGGGTCTTGGTAGTCTGACCATGTCATCTCGTATTGAGCACCACAATAGAATATTTGACCATCATCTGTATGTTTATGAAAGTGACCTGAAACTACTCTATCAAATCTTTTAAAATCTGACTTTGATAAACCATGTTCATTGATTACGCCATTTTGCATTTCAATACCTTTGATCTCTAAATGACCAAAACATAAATCTGCTTTTGCTGTTCTTAACATCTCCATAGAGTGATCATAATTATCATCACAAATCCAAGGTGTAAATAAAATAGGTGTGCCATCAAAATCTACAACGGTTGATTTAGTATATATCCATGGTTCATTTCTTTTGTCAAATGATGAGTATAAGTTTTCTATAGCATTTACATCATTAGTATTTTTGAAATAAGTATCGTGGTTACCTATAATGATATGTGTATCAATTTGTTCTTCGTATAATCTATCCCAAAATTGTTTTCTAAAAATAGAAGCAGTTTGAAAGTTAATAAACTTTCTTCTATCAACAACGTCACCTAAATGAATCAATGTTTTAATATTGTTATCTTGTAGGTATGGGAAAAAGATTTCATTATAAAATCTTAATTGATAATTTCTAAACGCTTCAGAGTCATTTCTAACTCCAAAATGGGTATCGTTTAATAGGGCTATTTTCATTATATATCTAATACAGAGCTATAAGTTCTTTTTTTTCTTTTCTTAACTTTTATCTCGTTAGCTTTTGGTTGTTCTTCAGTTGATGGTTTGTTCTTTCTTAAAAATTCTAAAAACTGATTCTTATAATCATTATTTGTATCACCAGGTAACACAGCAAATTCATCTATGTTTGCCTGTTCAATCATTCTATATTTTATATTACTTTGTTTTTTCTCTTTTTGTATTCTTCTTATAAAAGCATAGTAAATGATTTGTGTAAAATACGCAAATGGGTTATTAGATTTCTTTGGATTAAAGTTATCCAAGTATTGTAAGCAGTTCTCTATACCATCAGAAATCATATCATCTCTAAATGTATAGTTTATAAAATTTGGTCTATAAGATAAATGATTCGCAATCTTTAAAAAACATTCACCAATGTAATTTGTAACTGGTGGTTTCTTTCGTTTTCTCTTTTCTGCTTTTTCGCATTTATCTTTATACTCAATCATCGCCTGTAGAAAAACTTTATTATCTACATAATGTTCAGATTTTTTTCTTGTTTTACTCATAGTTTTATTATATCACATTCTTTGTTATTGTCAAGGACCTACGGTCAAATTAACCAGTTATAGATGGCTCTTAATGCAAGGAACAAATACATAAGTTCCATCAATGCTCTAGGTATATCTTTGTCTTTTACGCCCATATATATCCAAATACTACAGGATAGTGTTGCAATTGCCCATCCGACCCATTGAGTGTCAGGATTTGCATTAGAAAGTATGTAAGCACCTATCATAGCGAGTATAAACCCTAACCATCTCATTCCGTCTAATCTTTTGTAAAATCTAATTTTCATAGGTGCTTGACATAATCTAATTCTGTTGTTATAATACCCATGTGGGTTGTTACCGAGGATACCTAGCTACCTCACTAGTGAATCTTTTTAGATGGCATTTTAAGTAAATCAGCAACTTCTTTAATATCTCTTTTATCTATATCTCTTTCATAAGGATCGGAATCGGCAAACTGATCCAATTCGTCATCTGTCATATTTCTTTCAATAAATCCTGGTAAGGCCTGTTTTGAGTTATGTAGTGTCTTTGTCAGGCCGTCATATCTTTTAGTAAATGCAGGAGTAGCGTTGCAAATAGTGACAATCTTATCTATAGGTATTGTGACTATTTTTTCATCTGTAAAACCTACCCAACGAACAAGTGCTATATAATCAGATATACCTTGTTCAGTAATACGAGGTACATACTTGATTAACATAGGCTCTTGTAATCGTAGAAGCTTTGAGTTTTCAGGTAGTTGGTTTTTGTGTAAAGGAAACTTACAACAGATTTCCTCTCCAGAAACCAATCTGATAATCTTAACTGACTTTGTATCAATTCTGTTTATCATATAGCTATTTATCTTTATCAAGCACTAACATGCCACAATGAGAGCCGCCTTGTGTTTCTTGCATATTATAGTTTAATAATGCTGTTTCTTTAAATACTTTCATATTGTACCAACCTTTGTTCTTGCCAGGGTCTTTATCTTCATTAGGCATATAATCATGGAATACTATTTTAAAAGAGTCCTTTGTTCTTTTTAGTATTTCTTCACAATCAATCTTTTCTATAGAGCCATCAATAAAAACAAAGTCAAAGTCATAGTGCATATGGTCTAACCAGTATTCTTTACTTTCACATATAAATCTATAACAATCTATATTATACTCAAATATATCATTTCTGTCAATGGTGTACACCTCAGCGTTAAGTCTTAATGCAGCTGTACTTTTACCTGTACCTGTACCTATCTCTAATATTTTTTTAGAGCCTTGACTCTGATCTAATAAAAACTTAAAGTCTTCGTCTGAAATCATTTTAAATCTACCGTATGTATCTCATAGTTAAAGCCTTCTCTATTATAGATACCGACTCGTTCCATGAAGTGTGTTAATGTAAAGTTTTTTTTATCTTTGTATGTAAGGTCGTCTGATATATCGTAAACCGTAGCGCTGTCCTTTTTATCGCCGACACGAAGCCCACGACCAATACTTTGTAATACTCTTATAGGGCTTTTAGTAGGGCTACTAAAAACAATGTTGTGTAAATTACGAATATTGATACCAGTGCTGAACGTCCCGAAAGAAGCGACAATAATTGCGTTGTCCGACTTCTCGGTAATTGCTCTAATTTTTTCTCTATCATCTGTTTCAGTTCCCCCATAAACGAAAAACACTTTTCGCTTTGGGTCTGCTTTTTCTTTTATTAAGTTAAATAAAATCTCACCGTGTTTTTCAACTAATTGAAATAACAAAAGCGTGTTGCCTTTTAACGCAAGAGCAAGATTTCGTATGTATTTATTACGAGCGGTATTTTGAGTTAAAAATTCTAGTTCTTCAAAGTATTTGACACCATATACTTTCTTTGCCTCTACTTCAGGATACTTTAGATTTAGACACATGACCTTTAATTGTGCAAGTTGTTTTTTGTCTATAAGTTGTTTTGTAGAGACCACTCTATTAACCGTACCAAACAGACCTTGTAATACTAACTTGTGTGTTTTACTATCATCTAACGTACCTGTAAGACCTATTCTATA